CTCGGATCTTTTCTTACATCAAGTTATTGACGATAACACGACGATAGTATTTGTTGGTCGAGAGAACAAGCTCACCAGAACCCTTGTTCAAGCCCTCGGCAAATGGGTTTGCAACCATGCCGTAACGAGTTTTGAAGCCAATTTTTGGCTGGAAGGATTCTTGGTCGACTGCACGAACCATCTGGAGCGGAACGTATGGGCAGTAGAACAAGCCAGCGTCAAAAGCAGAAGAGCCTTTGTAGCCAACAGTGATGTAGTTGCCACCGATCGCATATGGGTCGATATAAACACGGAAGCGACCATTCAACACACCAGCGAAGGTATTGCCTGTATCGTCAACTGCTAAATTGTTGCTGTTGAGAGCAGGAGTATAGTCGAGAACACCAGCCATCTGAAGAGCAGACGCAACGTCTGAAGAACAGATAACGATGTTACCTTTCCCTCTACGTGTTTGCTTAGCGATTTGGTTAGCTTCGCGCTCGAGTTGGAACATAAGACCTTTGAACTTTTCAACTGACCAACGACCATTGGAATCTGTATCAAGGTCGAACACGCCAGCTGTAGTTGTATTGTCTTGAGCACCAGCAACAGCAGTGATGTTGATTGTACGAACAACTTCACGATTGATTTCGGCGAGAATTTCGGCTGACAAAATGTTAGCCAATTCTGTTTCAGCGTCGAGACCATGGATTGCTTTCAGATCTTGAGCAAGTTCCATTGTGTACTCTGCTTTGAGAGCACGTGACTTAGCTGTCACAGTAACTTTTTCGATCGAGAAAGCCATCTGAGCGAAGTCAGGTTGGTTATAGGTGCCGAGTGTTTCAGCCTGAGATGTTGCCATACCGCCAGCTGCGTTATAGTTAGCGAGTGATGTCAAGGGTGAAGTATTGGAGTTACCAGGGAATGTACCAACGTTGTTGTTACCAACTTGGTTACCACCACCAACAACTGAAGAGAATGCTGTATTCACTTCGTTGTAGAAGGTTTCGTTTGCCTGAACGCCAGCATAACCACCAGCATTGCCGTTGTTTGACTGATCGTTGTACTTTGAACGCATAGCGAAGATCAAGCCTGTTGGACCTGTCATTGGCTGCACGCCGCAGATGTCATAAGCAATGAGGTTAGGCATTGCACGACGAACGAGCGAAATCAACACGGGATCGAATGTGTCGATACCGCCAGCGCCAGCTGTGGATGAAGAACCACCCATAGCGTTAACAGCTGCTGCATATGGTGAAGCAGATGTTTCTGTAAGTGTTTGGTAAGAACCATGTGCACCTGATTCCATGAGAGCACGCTCTGTGTTCTCAAGAACAACTGCAGTAACCGAACGACGATTCTGGTCCTTAATAGCGCCGAGTGCCTCATGATCGAGGATCGGTGCCCATTTCTTTTGGATTTCCTCAGCTAGATACATTTTTGTCTCCCTTTCTATACTGGGTATTGTTAATTATTTATTATAATTACTTTTTCAAAGTTCTTGAAATTGCTTGCATATAACGACTTACTGAAGGATCAGTATAAACAGTTGTTGATGTTTCATCTTCAAATATTTCTTCAGTGATGTTTGTTTCAACTGGAGCTTTCTTCTCAGTAGCGAAATAGTTTTCTTTGATGATCGAGAGTTTCTTTGAATAAACTTCTAAATCACCATCAAAGTCAACGCCTTCAGCGAGCGCTTTGAACTTTTCTTGCTGTGTTAGAGCAAGATCTGAAAGGAAAGACTCAAATACTTCTTTCTTTTCTGATTCTACAAGAGCAGCTTTAAGAGCAGCCTGTTCTGTAATTTGTTCGTCAAGAGCTGTTTCAAGTTCTTCAACCTTAGTAGCAAGCGACTCGATTACGTCAACCTTTTCTTGTGGAACGTCAATGTAGTGTTCTGCGAACAGACCCTTCAAACCTTCCATGAACTCTTCCATAACTTCGTTACGCAATGTTGATTCAATTGCAACGGAATTCTCTTCCATCCAATTCTCAACAACATAATCGAGATATGCATCAACTTTAGCTGTGAGTTCTTCGTTGATTTCAGCAACAGCTTCTGTAAGCTTTTCATCAAACTCTTCTTCGAGACGAGCTGTTTCGGTGATGATACGAGCAGAAACAGCAGCTTCAAACAATGTGGAAGCTTTGTCCTTAAATTCTTCAGACAGATCGGAACCAGCAAACATCTCTTCAACGTCTTCACGAACGCCGAGCTTTGGCATTGGCATACGTGTTTTTGGACCTTTTGAAGAAACAGCTGC